GTTCGATTGTGGGTGGTAACAGTAGCAAAGGCAAGAAACTTATTGATAGTTTTATCAATAATACACCCGGCCTTTCTGCCCTGAAGAAGAAGATATCTAGGCTGATGGCTAAGGGGCATCTCCCTGCTTTAGATGGTAGGAGAGTGTGGGTTAGGTCTGAGCATGCAGCATTGAACACACTGCTGCAAAGTGCAGGTGCTATCGTAGCTAAACAATGGCTTGTTGAATCAACAAAGCTGTTGCAAGAGAAGGGAATAAATGCTAAACTGTTAGCGTTTGTTCATGACGAAACACAATGGGAAGTGAGAGAAGATCAGGCAGAGGAAGCAGCTAGGCTCATAGAGCAAGCAGCAACCAAAGCAGGAGAGGCTCTTAAGTTCCGTTGCCCAGTAGATGCCGAAGGAAAGATTGGCAACAACTGGCGTGAGTGCCACTGACGTTACTAGTGGGTTTTTATATTGGAGAAAATTATGACTGAAGAAAAGAAAGCTATTAAGCTTAAGGCTGATTTGTTCTGGTGTCAACACACTAAGATTAATGAGATGTCTGGTAAGTTCCAGTTGAACTTATGCAATCTGTCTGATGCTGCTGTTGAAGCATTGGAAGAGATGGGCATCAGTGTTCAGACTGGTGAAGATAAGAAGGCTGACATGGGCAGGTACATCACTTGCAAATCAGAGAAGCCTATGCGTGTCTTTGATACAGAGAACGATGAGATTACTGAAGCAATTGGTAATGGCAGCAAAGCCAAAGCCTTGGTGTCTTCATACTCTTGGACATACAAGAACAAGAAAGGTGTTAGCCCTTCATTGAAGAAGCTGGTTGTCACTGACTTGATTGAGTATGCTGCATCAAGTGGTATCAGTGCAGATGATGAGGATGTATTATGAACTTTAATATCACATTAAACTTGGACCAATTGAACTTGGTATTGGCAGCACTGTCTAAGCTTCCCTTTGAAGCTGTTAGTGAAACTATTGCACTAGTACGACAACAAGGTGCTGAGCAGATACAAGCTGCTGAAGCAGCTAAAGCTGTTGAAGACCAAGAAGTTGTTCACGAAGTGCAGTAATGAAAGCACTATTCGATAGCGACATCTTCGCTTATCGGGCAGCATCTGCATGTGAGGACGAAGACGAAGCAACGGCACAGCGAACACTGGATCGTTTAATTGTTGATGTCCTCATGTGTGGTGTTGATACTCTCTATCCTGATTGCTTCGTGGATAGTTGGAGCATGCACCTAACAGGGAAGAACAACTTCCGATACAAGATAGCTACCACTGTGCCTTACAAAGGCAACAGAGTTGACAAGCCTAAGCCTAAGCATCTAGCTTTCCTTAGAGACTATCTAGTAAAAGAATGGGGTGCTTCTATATCTGAAGGTGAAGAAGCCGATGACACCATTGCCATTGAAGCTACAAAGCTTGGTGACAATTGTGTCATTGTGTCTTTAGATAAAGACTTAGATCAGATTGTTGGTTGGCATTACAACTTCGTTAAACATCTAGGCTATTACATTAAACCAGAGGAAGCTCTGGTCAAGCTGTATACGCAGATGATTACTGGTGATGCTGCTGATAACATCAAAGGATTGTTCCGTGTTGGTCCAGTGAAAGCAGCCAAGATAATTGGGGACACAACAGATGAACTTGAGCTGTACAACAAAGTGTTGGAAGCTTATGAGGGTGATGCTGAGCGTGTGTTAGAGAATGCTCAGCTTCTTTTTCTACGAAGATATGAAGGACAGGTATGGACTCCTCCACAAGCTTAAAGCCAAACGACATTGCACTAATCCTCCGTCCTACTCTTGTGGATGGCGTGTATCAAAAGCACTTTCAAGTGTTAGTCAGTGGCTTTGGTCCACTCACTATCAGTGAAGATGATGTGAATAACCTGATTGGTATGGCTACCATATTGGCAGCAACTGTACAGTATATGGAAGAAGATGAAGAGCTTGCGAATAAGCTTGTTGAGTATTGCGGTAAGATGTTTGCTGATGTTGGTGACTTCTCTTACAACGCAGACCATGACAGCTTTGGTGATGGCAGCTTTACTATTAACACCAAGACAATTGGAGGCATCCAATGAACATAGATGACACACTAATACAACGAGGTGTTAGGTATGGCAACTACAAAGAAGATGTGTCTAGAGTTTCTCAAGCCCTAAAAGAAACCGTTAGGTCAGGTGCTGAATGGAAAGAGATGGATGATGATATGAAGGAAAGCCTTGATCTCATCTGTAACAAAATCTCTCGCATTGTTAATGGTGATCCTTGGTATCATGACTCATGGCATGACATCATTGGCTATGCTAGGTTGGTAGAAGAAAGACTGGAAAGATTATGATTGCTGTTGACATCCACTTAAAGGTTTTCTTTAAGCCTCAAGACCTACCCAATGTCTACTTAAATGAGGAAGTGCTGAGTGAAGCCATCACTGAAAACTTAACTGCTTCGTTGGAACGAATGGATGCACAGGAAGTGCTCTTTTGTTTCGTTGATATTGAAGGACTAGAATGAATGTTAATTCTGTAACCATTAGAGAAGCCAGTAATGGCTTTGTTGTTGAGCATGTAGCTGAGGGAGAATTCGATAAGTATCAAACTGAGTTTGTTGCTTTAGATGTTGACGAAGCTTTATTAATTGCTAGAGATTTATTTGTGCATTACGATGCTGCTGACATGTCGCATCTAGTAGATACACCAATTGGTAGATAAGAAAAGAAATGGTGGCGAGTGGACTGACTCTAGGTTCAGAAGCTTTGTCACCTCTGCATTGAGAGCTGCGTCTAGGCGTTGGCCTCCTAAGTACAAGGCTCTTAAAGAAGCCTTCGTTGGTAGGAAGACTAACAAGAAGACAGGTAAGCTGGCAATGCATTACAAATGTGCCAAATGTAAGAAGCACTTTGTTGCAGCAGATGTGCAGGTAGATCATATACTACCAGTAGTATCTACAACAGAGGGCTTTGTTAGTTGGGACTTGTTCATTGATCGTATCTTCTGTGAGATAGAGAACCTGCAAGTGATGTGTAAGCCCTGTCATAAAGTAAAGACAGAACTAGAGAAAGCAGAAAGGAAAAAGAAATGAATGTTGAAATGTTAGAAGAACATGATGATGGTAGTGCCACCTACCAATTCGATTTAAATTGGGAAGAGCGTAACATCCTGCTCAACCTCGGTATAATCACAGCCCTTAAAAATGGCATCAAAGAAGGAAGTAAATATGTTGGTGACATTGATGTTAACAACACACAAGACAACACAATCTGAGGTATAACTACCTTTCCTCTGGGAGCTTTGGCTCCCTTTTTTATCACTCTTTAGGAATATTTATGGCAAAGTTTAAGGTCAACATTGACCTGTCTAGGGATAGTTTGTTTGATGAACTTGGTATCCAGAGATTAAGAGAAAGTTACATGAAGGATGAAGAGGCTAGCCCCCAAGAAAGATTTGCTTATGTTTCGGAATCGTTTGCGTCTAATCAAGAACACGCTCAACGACTATACAACTACAGTAGTAAGCACTGGCTTAGCTACTCTACACCTATCCTATCTTTTGGTCGCTCTAAGCGTGGCCTCCCTATCAGCTGTTTTCTTAATTACATGGATGATAGTGCAGAAGGTCTGGTCGATAATCTATCAGAAACTAACTGGCTATCCATGTATGGTGGTGGTGTTGGGGTTCATGTTGGTATCCGCAATGGCGATGATAAGTCTACTGGTGTTATGCCCCACCTTAAGATCTATGATGCTAGTTCATTGGCTTACCGCCAAGGACGCACAAGACGGGGTAGCTATGCTGCCTACCTAGACATCCATCACCCTGACATCATCCAGTTCTTGGAGATGCGTAAGCCCACAGGTGATCAGAATGTACGCACACTAAACCTGCATCACGGCATCAACATCACCGATGAATTCATGACCATCATTGAGAAGGCTATGAAAGATCCTGACTTTGATGACAGCTTTCAACTAAAGAATCCTTCTAATGGTGAGGTGGTAGAGACAGTGTCTGCTAAATATCTATGGCAGAAAATACTGGACCTACGCATGCAGACAGGTGAGCCATACTTGGTGTTCATTGACACAGCTAACAAGGCTATGCCTAAGTGGTTGAGTGACAAGGGCTTGAAGATTAATGGCAGCAATCTGTGTACAGAAATCTTCTTACCAACTAACGAGAAACGTACAGCAGTCTGCTGTTTGTCTTCCCTCAACTTAGAATACTACGATGATTGGAAAGATGATAAGCAGTTTGTCTTGGATGTTATGGAAATGCTAGACAATGTCTTGCAATACTTCATCGACAAAGCACCATCAACAATTGCTAGGGCTAAGTACAGCGCAATGATGGAACGTAGCATTGGAGTGGGTACATTAGGCTTCCATGCATTCTTACAAAAGAAAGGTGTAGCCATTGATGGGGTGATGGCTAAGAGTTATAACAATGAAATCTTTAAGCACATTCATTCTTCGTGTCTACTTGCTGACTCTGTCTTGGAGCAGCAGCGTGGTAGTTGTATCGATGCTGGTCACGGCAATATTAGTAGAAGGTTTAGTCATCATACTGCTATTGCCCCTAACGCTAGTAGCAGCCTTATCATGGGGAATACTAGCCCTTCAGTCGAGCCGTACAGAGCGAATGTATTTCGCCAAGACACGCTCAGTGGGTCATTCGTTTACAAGAACAGGTTCCTGAAAGCACAACTTGCTGCACTGGGTATGGACGATGACGATGTGTGGGCATCCATCATTAGCAACGAAGGATCTGTACAGCACCTAGACATCTCTGAGCAATTGAAGGAAGTGTTTAAGACTGCTATGGAGATTGATCAGCGTTGGTTGGTTGAGCTTGCATCAGACAGACAGAAATACATTGACCAAGGACAGAGCATCAACTTGTTCTTCCATGCCAATGTATCCATTAAATATCTACATGCCATTCACTTCCTTGCTTGGAAGAGTGGGTTGAAAAGCTTATACTATCTTCGTTCAGAGAAGGTGCGTAAGGCAGATAAAGTAGGTGCTCAGATTAAACGTCAGCGTATTGAAGACGATATTGATTTGAAGCAGGTGGCAGAAGGTGAAACTTGTTTAGCATGTGAAGGATGATATGGTAAAGACTAAATTAGATATTACGCAAGAGCGTACAACATTCAAACCCTTTAAATATCCTTGGGCATATGATGCTTGGTTGCAGCATGAGCAGAGCCATTGGCTTCATACAGAAGTGCCGATGTCTGAGGATGTTAAAGACTACAAGAAGCTGAGCAAACATGAGCAAGAGTTTCTAACAAAGATCTTGCGCTTCTTTGTACAAGGTGACTTGGACATTGGCAGTGGCTATCATGACCACTACATCCCAGTGTTCAAGCAGCCTGAGGTGAGGATGATGATGAGTGGCTTTGCCAGTAGAGAAGCCTTACATGTAGCAGCCTATGCTCACCTCATTGAAACCTTGGGCTTACCCGAGTCTACCTACAATGAGTTTCTCCAGTACAAAGAGATGGTGGAGAAGCATGACTACATTAACAATCTTAGTGCAGCACCAATGGCTGAGAAGATTGCTGCCATCTCTGCCTTTGGTGAGGGCATGCAGCTATTCTCTAGCTTTGTTATGTTGCTTAACTTTGCAAGGAATGGTAAGCTTAAAGGGTTGGGCCAAATCATTGCTTGGTCTATTGTGGACGAAACTCAGCATGCTGAAGGCATGATAAAGGTCTATCGTGAGTATGTTAAGAACAACAAAGATGAGAGCACTTCGGATCGCATCAAGGAAATTGCAAATCAAATGGTGGGTCTGGAGGATCAGTTTGTGGATCTGGCTTTTTCACTTGTTGAAGTCGAGAAACTCACGAAGGAAGAAGTGAAGCAATACATTCGCTACATTGCAGATCGTAGACTCATCTCTATGGGGATGAAGGGCATCTACAAGATCAAGAAGAACCCTCTGCCTTGGGTGGATGGTATGCTTGGTGTTAGCCACACCAACTTCTTTGAGCAGCGTGTAACAGACTACAGCAAGGGTGCTACCACTGGTACTTGGGATGATGTATGGGGTAAAGCAGCATGATTGTTGTAGAGCTAAGGCAAGGCATTGGAATTGATATTGAATTCAATGACACCATCTGTCACATCATAGATGATGGTGGACCACAGGATAAGTTGTTCTCTTATAGTGGTATACTACTTAAGTTGCCTTTTCTTAGTATCTATATTGGTGAGTTTGATGAGATAGGTGAACTCATCAAGGGCGATAAACCTACAGGGAAATAACATGCAAGTCAAGTCTGAACGATCTGCACCATTGCGTATTCAATTTGAACAGGGCTATAAAGCTTTCAGGCATGGGTGGTTGGTCAATCAATATGAACCATCATCTGTGGCAGGTAAAGAGTGGCAACGAGGATTTGATCGTGGCTACTTTGATAACATTGAAAGACTAGATGGCTACCAAGCGGTTCGATAAAGAACTACACGACACCTACGATAAGTTTGGAAGAGATATAGTTAAGAGCTATGTCTCTTCTTTTTGGGATATGGAAGCTAAAGATAATCCCGATAGGTATGGGATTGATTTGCACCTGTATAAAGATGACTTGTTGGTGGGATATGCTGAGGTAGAAGTCAGACTGTCATGGAAAACTGTAGAGTTTCCCTATGAAGATTTGAATGTACCTGCTAGGAAGAAGAAGCTCTTAACACAAGAGATGCCTACACACT